TCTAGTGAGACAGGTGAACGGTACTTACCTAGCGCGGCTATTGCTGCTCTTAGTGATGCTGAATATGCAGCTACAACCAGAGCTAAACGAAAGGGTAAGGCAAAGGGTAAGCAGTTTGTGGCTCAACCGAAAAAGATTGCTAGGAAAGTAAAGAGGTTTAGAAATGCCTAAAGTTGGAAGAAAAACTTTTCCTTATACAAAGGAAGGTATGATAGCTGCTAAAGAATATGCAAGGCAGCAAAAAAAGAAAGGCTTAGATTCAAAAATAATATCTCCAGTAACTAAGTCTGGTTTAAGAAGAATAGAAAAAGGAAAATAATTATGGGCTGGATAATAGCAAATACTGGCAAGGCTTATGATGGGGAAACCCATGAGCTTGCTGGCACTACCTACT